CGGTTCTGCTCCCCGACATAGGTGCCGAGCCTGCCTACCGCGACCGCCGATTCGACAACCTGTACGAGCACGCGATCCGCGTCCTCCACGAATACCAGCAAGACGGCGACGACCCCGGCGCCATCGCCGCCGCAGCCCGCATCGTCGGCTACGCCGAAGCCATCGAAGGAGACACCGAATGAGCGACGAGCACGACGGCTGCTGCTCCCACTGCAACGGCGGCAACGCGCTTCCCGGCTGCACAGACCTGGCCCACATCGCCGGGCCGGACGGCGAGATCGGCTACCTCGCCTGGTGGCGCAACCGCCGCTGCCCCGCCTGCGCCGAGGCCGAGCGCATCGCCGCCTGGTGCGACGGCCGCGCGCTCGACGAGTCCGACGATCCGCTCAAGGGCGAGGGCGGGGATGGCGCCCTCCGCGCCTACACCCTCGTGGCCGACTACGCCAGGGGGCGGTCATGAGCGACCCCGGCCTGTACGACCACCTCGGCCTCACCGCCAAAGCCGCCGAGTGCCCCAACGGCGGCGCCATCGTCCAGGCGTGCATGTCCCTGGCGCACATGCTGCTGGAGAAGAACCTCCGCTACGGCAACTCGGCGCTGGACCCGGTGCGGGTGTTCTCCACCGCCAGTCCCGTGGAGCAGCTGCGCGTCCGCATGGACGACAAGCTCTCGCGCCTGCGGACCGCCGCCCCCGGCGACGACGAGGACGCGCTGTGGGACCTGGCCGGCTACCTGATCCTGCTCCGCATCGCCGAGGCGCCGGACGGCGGCGAGTGATCCTGTGCCCCATGCCGCGCCACGCCGCGCGGCCCGCCCGGCCCGAGGACGGGTTCGTGCTGTGCGGCTGCCGCATCCCCGACGGCTCGGGCCGGTCGGCGTGGACGGGCTGCCTCGGGCGGCTGCGCGACGACCTGTGCCAGCTGGCCGACCTCCTCGGGGTGCTCGACGAGCTGATGGTCACCCCGGCGCCCGTGGACGGCAACGACCGCCGCGCGGCGCGCACCGACGCGCCCGCGCCCTGCCGGCTCGACGTGCTCGACCTGTGCGACCCGCGCTCGGACACCCCGGCGCTGCACACCGTGGACACGTGGGCGCTGCTCGTGGCGCAGGAGCTGCGCACGGCGGCGCTGCCGGGGACGACCGCCGAGCGGGCGCGGTGGCTCGCGGGGCAGGCCGAATGGCTGGCCCGGCACCCCGCGGCCGACGAGGCCGCCGCCGACCTCGGCCAGGCGCGCAGGTGGGTGGCCGCGGCCGCCGGCCTGGGGCCGCGCCCCCCGCTGTTCGCGTGCCCGGTGGTGTGGCCCGACGGCGACGGGGACCGCGAGTGCGGCGGCCCGGTGCTGCCGATGGTGTGGGCGTTCGGCGCCCGGTGCGCGCGGTGCGGCAGCGAGTGGGACGGGGCCGCGGAGATGCGCCGGCTCGGCCTCATCCGGTCCGGGTGAACGGGGGTTGCGCGGGCGCGCGGGACGTGCCACCATATGCGCATACGGGGCGTGTCCAAGTCCGCCCCAGCCCTGGCCCCCCGGGTGGCTGACCCGCGCAAGTCGCGCCGCTACCAGGAGCTGCGCGCCGAGTTCCTCGCCACCCACGAGCCGATCTGCCACTGGTGCGGCGTGCGGGTGTACGCGGCCGCGCCGGCCAGCCACCCGCTCAAGGCCACGACGGATCACCTCGTCGAGGTGGAGACCGCGCCGCACCTGGCGCTGGACACGTCGCTGTGGGTCGTGTCGTGCCTCGGATGCAACTCCTCGCGCGGCGCGAGGTTCGGCAACGCGCGGCGCGCGGGCCGATCGTCGCCGCCGCCGTCGCGCGACTGGTGACGCTCCGTGATTTTTTTTGGGTCGGCGCGCGTCGTCGACCGCGCCCCCTTCCTCGTTTCTCTCCCCGTGAAACCCTTTTACTCCCCGGAGCCCCCATGGCAGCATCCTGCGCCGCCTGCGGCGGCCCGCTCCCGCCGCCGGGGCGCGGCCGGCCGCGCACGAAGTGCCTGCGCTGCGCGCCCCCGCGCCGGTCCCGGGCGCCGTCGCCGGCACCCGCCGCCGAGCCCGCCCACGGCAGCGCCGGGGGCATCGTCGGCGCGGTGCGCCGCGAGCTGGGCGCGGCGGGCCGGCTGGACACCTCCTTGGGCCTCGCGGCGGTGGCCCTGGCCGAGCGCATCGCCGACGGCGAGGACCGCGGCAGCGCGCTGGCCGCCCTGGTCAAGCAGCTGGGCGCGACGATGGCCGACGCGCTGCGCAACGCCGCCGTGGAGGGCGACGAGGTCGACGAGCTGCGCGAGCGGCGCGCCCGCCGCGCCGCCGCCGATGCTTAAGCCGCCGACCTGGTCGCACCTGGTCGACGCGTCGACGACGTACGGCGGGGAGGTCGCCGAGCTGTCCTCGCTGGCCGGCCTGGCGCCGGACCCGGAGCAGCGCCTGGTCCTGGACCAGGTGTTCGCCGAGCGGGCGCCGGGACGGCCCGCGGCGTTCGAGGTCGGGCTGGTCGCCCCCCGGCAGAACCTCAAGACCGGGACGTTCAAGATGTCGGCGCTGGGCTGGCTGTTCCTGCTGGACCAGCCCCTGGTGATCTGGTCGGCGCACGAGTTCGGCACCGCGCAAGAGGCATTCCGCGACATGTGCCAGCTCATCGAGGGATGCCCGTCGCTGGACCGCAAGGTCCGGTCGATCTCGCGCGGCAACGGCGACGAGGGCATCGAGCTGCTCAACGGCTGCCGGCTGAAGTTCAAGGCGCGCACCAAGTCCGGCGGCCGCGGCCTGACCGGCGACAAGGTCGTGCTCGACGAGGCGTTCGCGCTGCAGCCGGCCATGATGGGCGCGCTGCTGCCGACGATGACCACCCGCCCCGGCGCCCAGGTGCTGTACGGGTCCAGCGCGGGCACGGTCAACTCCGCCGTGCTGCGCGGCATCCGCGACAAGGGCCGCGCCGGGGCGTCGCGGCTGCTGGCCTACCTGGAGTGGGGCGACCCCGACCCCGGCGGCTGCGAGGTCGACGGGTGCGAGCACGCCCAGGGGGCGCCCGGGTGCGCGCTGGACGACAGGGCGCGCTGGCGCCGCGCCATGCCGGCGCTGGGCCGCCGCTTCGACGAGGACGTGATCGAGGCGTTCCGCGCCTCGGGCATGCCGCCGGCGGAGTTCGCCCGCGAGTTCCTGGGCTGGTGGGACGAGCCCGTGCGCGGATCGGTCGAGCTGACCGGCGCGCAGTGGGCCGAGCTGCTCACCGGCGCCGGGCCGTCCGGGGAGGTGTCCCTGGCCGCCGACGTGGCGCCCAACGGCACCTGGGCGTCGATCGTCGCGTGCGGCGGCGGCGTCGTGGAGCTGGTGGAGCACCGCCGCGGCGCCGGATGGCTGCCCGGGCGGCTGGCCGAGGTCATGGCCCGCCAGGACATCCGCGAGGTCGCGATCGACCCGGCCGGGCCGATCGGGTCGCTGCTGCCGGACCTGGAGCGCGCCGGCGTCGACGTGCACCTGCTCGACGGGCGCGACGCGGTGCGCGCCTGCGGGGCGATGCACGCCGCCGTGGTGGAGCGCACCGTGTCCCACCGCGGGGAGCCCGCGCTGCTCGCCGCGATCGGAGGGGCCTCGCGCCGCGCCGTCGGCGACGGCTGGAAATGGTCGCGGAAGGACTCCACCGTCGACGTGTCGCCGCTGGTGGCCGCGACCTACGCGCACTGGATGTGGCTGGGCCGCGCCGTCGCCTACGACGTCCTGGACTCGGCCTGGTGAACCACACGACCTTGGAGGCTCGGTGCTCGACGTTGTGACGACGGCCCTGGAAGTCGCGGCCATCCTGTGCGCCGCCATCGGCGCGGCCCTGGCCGCGGCCTCCGCGTTCGGGGGGCTGCTCGGCGCCGGCGTCGGGTTCGCCGTGGCCTCCGCGGTGCTGGCCGCAGCATCGTGGCTGGTGCTGGCCGCCGGCGACGGCCGCGGCGACGGGCCGGACGCGCGGTGAGCCTCTTCCGCCGCCGCAATGCCGACCTCGGCGCGTTCGCCGACCCGCGCTTCCCTCCGCCCAACCGGGCGCTCGGGCTGCTCGGCGACGGCGCCCGGGACCGGGCGCTGCGCGTGTCGGCGGTGTGGGCGTGCCTGCGGCTGCGCGCCGACCTGATCTCGACGCTGCCCGTGGACGTGTACCGCAGGGTGGAGGGCCGCGCCGTGGAGGTGCCCCGCCCGCCGGTGCTCACCCACCCGTCGTCCATGCACCCGCTGCTCAACGAGTGGCTGTACGCCACCCAGATGGACCTCGACCGCTACGGCAACGCGTTCGGCCGGATCGTCGCCCGCGACGGCGCCGGGCGCCCCATGCAGATCGAGCCGTACCCGGCCGCGGAGTGGTCCGTGCGCCACGACCGCGCCACCGGCGCGGTCACCTACCGCCACCTCGGCCAGGCCGTGGACAGCGCTGACGTGTGGCACGAGCGGCAGTACTCGGTGCCCGGCGTCCCGGTGGGCCTCTCGCCCGTCGCGGCCGCCGCCATGACCCTGGCGCACAACTTGAGCGCACAGGAGTTCGCCCTGACCTGGTTCACCGCCGGCGCCCAGCCCACCGGGATGCTGAAGAACACCTCGCGGACGGTGTCCGCCGCCGACGCCGCCGTCGTCAAGGAGCGCTTCGCCGCCGCGACGGCCGAGCGCGGCGTGTTCGTCGCCGGCGCCGACTGGGACTACCAGCCCGGCGCCGCAGCCGCCTCCGACGCCCGCTTCCTCGACGCGATGGGCACCACCTCGGGCGACGTGTGCCGCTACCTCGGGGTGCCCGGCGACATGGTGGACGTCGCCTCGGACTCGGCCTCGGCGGTGACCTACGCCAACGTGACCCAGCGCAACCTGCAGCTGCTCACCCTCAACCTCGGCCCCGCCATCACCAGGCGCGAGCTGACGTTCTCCGACCGGCTCGTCGCCGCGCCCCGGTTCGTGAAGTTCAACGCCGACGCGATGCTGCGCATGGACGCCCGCGCGAAGGCCGAGCTGCTCGGCCTGGGCGTGGACAAGCGGCTGCGCACCCCCGACGAGGCGCGCGCCCTGCTCGACCTGCCACCCCTGGCCGAGGCGGACTACGCCCAGTTCGACCGGCTGTTCGGCGCGACGAAGCAGCCGCCCGGATCCAAGACGACGGGAGCCCCCGCATGACCCACCGCACCGACGCCGCCGCCGCCCGCGCCGCCGGCGTCGCCCAGCGCTCCCACCGGCCGTCCCAGCGCAGGGCCGCCGAGGGCGCACCCCCCGCGCGCCCGGGCGCATCGTTCCGGTCCCGGCTGTCGATCAGCCGCGCGGCGGCCCTGGACCCCGAGTCCCCCGCCGAGGACGCCGGGGAGGACCCCGGCGCGGATGCCGCGCTGCGCTTCGACGGGTACGCCACCGTGTACGAGCAGCCCTACGAGATGTGGGACTACTACGGCCCCTACCAGGAGGTGGTGTCCGTCGGGGCGGCCGCGGAGACGCTGGCCAACCCGGTGCTGGACTGCCCGCTCGTCCTCGGGCACGACCAGCTGCGCCGCATCGCCCGCACCACCAACGGCACCCTGGAGCTGACCGACGACCCCACCGGCCTGCGGGTCCGCGCCGTGCTCGACCCCGAGGACGAGGACGTCGACTACATCGCCCCGAAGATCGCCGCCGGGCTCGTCGACGAGATGTCGTTCTGCTTCCGCATCACCGCCGGCTCCTGGTCACCGGACTACACCGAGTACCGGATCGACCGGTTCGACCTGCACCGCGGCGACGTCGCCATCGTCGGCTACGGCGCCAACCCGGCGACCAGCTCCGGGCTGCGCTCGGCGCGCACCGCCGCCGACGCGCGGGTGCGCCTCGCCCTCGCCGCGGCCCTGTAGCCGCACACCCGACCCCGCGCGGCGCCCGCCGCGCGGCCCGCCGCTCGCTCGCGACCGCGCCAGACCAGCGGACACCCACCACCCACCCGAGAAAGGCACCACCATGACGCTAGAGCAGCTCCTGGCAGCCGCCGAGGCACAGCTGCGGTCGCTCCTGGACGACCGGGCCGCGCGCACGCAGTCCCTCGCCGAGATGCGCGACGCCGCCGAGGCCCCGCCCCTGTCCGACGTCGACGCCGCCATCGCCGCGCGCGACGCGCTGGACCCGCAGATCGACGCGGCCCGCGCCCGCGTCGACGAGCTGCGCGCCGAGGCCGACCGCGACGCCGCGGCCGCCGAGCTCGCCCGCACCCTCGGCGACGCCCCCGCCGCGCGGGGCACCGCGTCGGTCAGCGTCGCCTCCGAGCCCGACACGTACCGCCGCGACGGCGAGCACTCCTACTTCCGCGACCTGTACCAGGCGCAGAAGCTGGGCCGGGCCGACGCCTACGAGCGCCTCGACCGCGACCGCGCCGCCCGCGCCGTCGGCACCGCCGACGGCGGCATCGGCGAGTTCGTCCCCCCGGCGTGGCTCATCGACGAGTTCGAGCCGCTCGCGCGCGCCGGGCGCGTCACCGCCGACCTGCTGCGCCAGGAGGCGCTGCCCCCGGGCACCGACTCCATCAGCCTGCCCGTCGTCACCGGCGGCACCTCTGTGGCCGAGCAGACCACGCAGGGCAACGCCCTGTCCGAGACCGACATGACGTCGAGCTCGGCGACCGCCGCGGTGGCCACCGAGGGCGGCGTCGCCACGAGCAACCTGCAGCTGCTCGAGCAGTCGCCGATCCAGATCGACACGGTCATCTTCCAGGACCTGGCCAACGCGCACGCCGTGGCCGTGGACACCTTCACCCTGGCGAACAACGCCACGGGCAAGAAGGGCCTGCTCTCCGTCACCGGCATCAACGCGGTGACCTACACCGACGCCTCCCCGACGGTGCCCGAGCTGTGGCCGAAGCTGATCGACGCCAAGCGGCAGATCCACAAGGGCCGCTTCCTGCCCGCCACCCACGTCATCATGCACCCCGACCGGTGGGCGTGGTTCGAGGCGCAGCTCGACGCCAACGGGCGGCCCTACGTCTCCGACGGGCTGTCCACGGCGCTGCCGCTGCTCGGGATCAGCGACGCCAACGTCCCGGAGGGCTACGCCGGCACGATCCGCGGCATCAGCCTGCCGGTGCACCTCGACGCCAACGTGCCGGTCAACCTGGGCACCGGCACCAACGAGGACCGCATCATCTTCCTGCGCGCCTCGGACTCCACCCTGTACTCCTCCGCGCCGCGCGCCGAGGTGTTCCGCGAGACCAAGTCCAAGGAGGCGCAGGTCGTGTTCCGCCTGTACTCCTACCTGGCGCTCATGTCCGCCCGCGCCCCCAAGTCGATCTCGGTGATCTCCGGGACCGGCCTGGCCGCGCCGACGTTCTAGCCGGCCCCGCCGGCGCGCACGCGGGAGACCCGTGCGCGCCGGCGGCACCACCACAGCAGAAGGGACCACCATGGACACCGACGAGGCCACCGCCGCCCCGGGCTCCGGGGTGCTCGCGGCGCTGGCCGCCGAGCGCGACGCCTACCTGGGCCGCGGCCGCGACGACCGCGCCGCGCAGGCCCAGGCCCAGATCGACGCCCTCGCCGGCGCCGGGGCCGAGCGCGCCGCACAGCCCGCCAAGGCCGCCCGCGCCAAGGCCGGCCGCCAGACCCGGAGCGCATGATGGCCGGTGCCGCCTGGGGCAGCTACGCCGCCGTCGGCACCCTGTACCCCACCTACGCCGACCTCGCCGCCGCCGCGGCGACCTACGCCGACGCCGGGTTCGTGCCCGTCGCGACGATGGCCGCGGCCTCCCCCGCGCCGACCGCGGCGACGATGGGCCCGGGCTGATGCTCGACGTCGGGGACGTCTACCCCACCGAGGTGGTCGTGCGCTCCGCGGCCGGCCAGCCCGCCGACGCCACCGCCGTGGCCTGCGCCGTCACCGCCCCCGACGGCACCACCACCCACCCGCCCGTGCAGCACGCGGCGACGGGCACCTACCGCAGCTCCGTGCTCGTCACCGCGCCGGGCCTGTGGTCGGTCGTGTGGACCTCCACCGGGCTCAACGCCGCGTCCTACGCCGAGTCGTTCGCCGCGCGCGACCCCGCCGCCGTGCCCGTGGTGTCCCTCGCCGAGGCCAAGGCGTACCTCAACATCGCCGCGGCGGACTCCGACGACGAGCTGCGCGGCTTCATCGACGCCGTCACCGCCAAGGGCGAGGAGTTCACCGGGCGGGTGTTCGGCCGGCGCACCGTGTCCGCCGACGTCCGCGGGTCGCGCCGCGGCCCCTTGCAGCTGCCCGTCGGGCCGGTCCTGTCGATCGTCGGCATCACCGCCGACGGCGAGGCCGTCGACCCCGCCGGCGTCGTCGTCAGCCCCGCCGCGGCCACCCTCACCCGCGCCGCCGGATGGGACTACGACCGCGTTCAGGTCGTCTACACCGGCGGCTACGCCGTGCAGCCGCCGACCGACGTCATGGGCGCCAAGATGCTGCTCCGCTGGCTGTGGCAGTCCCAGCGCGGATCGGTGCGCAGGTCCACGGACGGGACGTGGGCGCCCGGCGCGGGCTGGGACATCCCCAACGCCGTCGTCGGGCAGTGGCGCGACTCCGCCCTGACGGGGTTCGCGTGAGCACCGCCTGGCCGGCCGTCCTGGCCGCGCTCGTCGCCGCCGCCGGCGACGCCTGCGCCGTCCCCGTCGCGGACGGCGACATGCTCGACCAGGACCAGCACCCGGCGTGGATCGAGCTGGGCATCACCGTCGGCGAGGACGGCCGCGCGGGCTCGATCGGCGCCCGCCACCACGACCTCGGCCGCAGCTCCCCGCCCCGCGCGGAGTCCGGGCGCATCGAGGGCACGATCGTCGCCCAGTCCGGCGACACGGCGCTCGCGCCGGTCCAGGCCGTCGCGTTCGGAGCGCTCGACGCGCTCGCCGCCGCCGTGCGCGCCAACCCGACCCTCGGCGTCGACGGGGTCCTGTGGGTCGAGGTCGCCGCCGCCGAGGTCTTCCGCGGGCGCACCTCCGACGGGGCGTTCGTCGAGCTGCGCATCGCCGCCACCTACGAGGCGCTCACATGATCGACGTGGACGCCCCGGACCTGCGGCGCATCGCAGCCGCGCTGCGCGCCGACATGCCCGAGGCGCTGCCCATCATGCGCGCGCACCTGCGCGAGGCCGCCGACGGCGCCGCGGCCGGGGCCAGGTCCGGCGCAGCGGGCATCCGGATGGAGACCGTCACCGGCACCAGCCGCACCGTCGCCGACCGGCTGCTGGGACGGCGCGGCACCGACGCCGTGGCCACGGCCGCCCGCACCGGCGGCGCCACCGCGGCGCGCGCCCGCGTCGGCGCCCGATACACCCGGTCGCTGGCCGAGGCCGTCGCCACCGGCAAGACCGTCGTCAGGACGGCCAGGCGCTGGGACGCGCTCACCGCCAAGCACCGGCTGCGCGCCCAGATCGCCGCCGGCATCCGCGTGCGCACGACGATCTCGAAGGCCACCGCGGAGGTCTCCGTGCGCACCAACCAGGCGCCCGCCTTCGTCACCTCCCGCAGCTCGCGGCGCTCCGCGAACAACTACGGCAAGTGGCGCCACCCCGTGTTCGCCTCGCCCCGGCAGGCCCGCGGGCAGTGTACCTGGGTCGAGCAGCGCATCGCCAACCCCATGTGGTGGGACGACGCCATCGCCCCGCACGCAGCGCGCGCGGAGGCCGACGTCGGCGCCGCGCTCGACGAATGGGCCGCCCTGGTCCACCACCTCATCGACCGAGCAGCCTGAGAGGGGCACCATGCAGCACCGCTACACCGGGACCGAGGACCGCGAGCTGATCGACGCCCGCGGCCGGCGCATCGCCGTCGCGACCGGCGACATCGCCGACCTGCCCGACCACACCGCCCCGCAGCCCGAGCTGTGGGAGCCCGTCGCGCCCAAGACCGCCACCGCACCGACCAAGACCGCCAAGAAGGGTGACAACTAATGGCTATCGGCTCCGGCCTCGGCTCCAGCTTCGGGCTGTCCACCGAGACCGTCTACGGCACCTACGTGGCGCCCGCGACGTTCCTCTACCACGAGTCCGCGGACCTGCAGCCGACCGACGGCAGGGTCACCGCCCCCACCATCAAGGCCGGCGGCCTCGGCCCGCGGGCCGCGCACCACGTCCAGACCACCTACAACGCGTCGGCGGACCTCAAGACCGACCTGGTCGCCAAGGGCCTCGGCAAGCTGTTCCAGGCCATCATGGGCGGCACGTCGACCTCCACCTCCGGCGGCTCCTCCTCCTACACCCAGGTTCATACCCTGGCCGGGGACTTCAAGTCGCTGTCGCTGCAGACCGGGCGCCCACTGCGCTCCGGGGCGTCGGTCGTGCCGGCCACCGTCGTCGGCGCCGTCGTCACCTCCGCCGAGGTGTCCTGCGACGCCTCCGACGTGGCCAAGCTGTCCGTCGGCTTCGACGGCCGCAAGTGGGACAACACCACGGCCCTGGCCACCGTGTCGTACCCGACGCCCGCGCCGGCGGCCTACACCGGGCTGCAGTCCACCCTCAAGATCGGCGCCCACGGCTCCGAGGCCACCCTCGCCGGCGCCCGGTCCTGCACGTGGAAGCTCGCCCGCAAGCTCGACGACGCCGACTACACCCTCGACGGCACCGGCCTCAAGGCGCAGCCCGTCCTGTCGGACTGGTACGACCTGACCGGCACCGTGTCGCGGGACTACCTGGACAAGACCGCCGTGGAGGACCTGTCCCTGACCACGACCCCCACCAGCCTCAACTGGTCGTTCACCGGCGCCCTCATCGGCACGTCGATCTACTACAAGATCGCGTTCGACGTGCCGTCGGTCGTCTTCGAGCCGAAGGCCCAGAGCATCAACGGGCCGAAGGAGCTCACCTCGGACTGGTCGTGGAAGTGGTACGACGACGACTCCGGCGTCATGCCGTCGGTCACCATCATCACCACCGACACCGCCATCTAGGGCACGCCGTGGCCGAGCACCGCCCCGTGTGGGACTTCATCATCACCTACCAGGGGGCCGACCACCGGCTGGACCTCAACGCGCTGACCAAGCGCGAGGAGATCGAGGTCGCGAAGAAGACCGGCCTCGACCGGGCCGGGTTCATCCCCGCCTTCGTGCAGGACGACCCCGAGGCCACCATCGCCGGGGTGTGGCTGGCGCTGCGCCGCTCCCTGGGCGACGACGCTCCCGGCTACATGGACATCGACCTGCCCTCGTTCGGGGACTGGATCCGCTTCGCCGACGACGACGCCGTCGCCGCCTGGGCCGCCCAGCAGACCGCCGGGGCCGACGAGGCGGACCCTACGAGCGCCCCCGCGTCGACGGGCGGCGACTAGAGGCCGAGACCCACGGCTGGGAGCCCTACTTCCGATGGGCCTACCGGCTGGACCTCGACGCCATGCTCGACCTGACCTGCGAGCGCTGGGAGTCGCACCGCGCCTGGTGCGAGGAACTCATGCGAGCGACCCTGACAGGAGGTGCCCCCGGTGGCGTCTAAGACCTCCGACCTGATCTTCCGCTTCATCGGCAAGGACGACACCGGGCCGGCGTCGAAGTCCGCAGCCGCGAACCTCGACCACGTCGGGGCGAAGGCCTCCGGGCTGGGCAAGTCGCTGGCCGGGCTCGGCGCCGCCGCCGGCGTCGGTGTGCTGGCCTCCAAGGTGTTCGACTTCGCCCAGTCCTCGGTCCAGTCCTTCGAGACCGTCGGCGGCGAGTCGATCAAGCTGCAGCGCATCATGGGCGGCAACGTCGAGCAGATGTCCGCCCTGCGCGGCGCCGCGAAGATGACCGGCGTATCCGCGGACACCCTCGCCACGTCCATGCGCTCCTTCAGCGCCGACATCGAGGGCAACTCCAAGCATCTGCAGGCCATGGGCGTCGCCACCCGCGACGCCGCCGGCAACATCCGCCCCACCGGCGACGTGCTCAAGGACGTCGCCGCCGTGTTCAAGGACATGCCCAACGGCGCCGAGAAGTCCGCCCTCGCCGTACAGCTCTTCGGCCGCAACGGCCTGGACATGATCCCGATGCTCAACAAGGGCGCCGACGGGATCGCCGCCCTGGAGGCCAAGACCGCCCAGTACGGGCTCACCCTCACCCAGGTCGACCAGGACAACCTCGCCAAGTTCCGCGCCTCCCAGCGCGACCTGTCCCTGGTCTCCGAAGGCGTGAGGACCAGCTTCGGCAAGTCCCTCTTCCCCGTCCTCACCGAGTTCAACGCCGGCCTCGTGCAGCTGCTGCCCCCGCTGCAGCAGGCCCTCACCCCGGCCCTGCAGTCCATGGGCGACGTGGCCGTGCTCGCCATCCGCAAGATGGTCGAGAACATGCCCGCCATCCAGCAGCAGGCCAAGGACCTCGCCACCGACATCCGCGACATCGCCGGCGCCGTCGAGCGCAACTGGCCGGCGATCGTGACCACCGTCAACACCCTCGGCGACACCCTGCACCGGGTCGCAGGCTTCACCGGCGCCGTGTGGGACGCCTTCCGATCCCTGCCCCCCGAGGTGCAGTCCATCATCGCGATGCTCGCCCTGGCGCACAAGACCGGCGCCATCAACGTGGCGTTCTCCGCCGCGGGGCTGGTCAAGGACATGGTGCAGAAGGTCGCCGGCATGTCCATCGCCGCGACCGTCGTCAACGTCAACGGCGCATCGGTCAACGGCGGCGGCGGCGTTCCTTGGGCGGCGGGTGCGGGCGCCTCGCTCGGGATGCTGGGCACGGCCACCATCGTCGCGGCGGGCATCGGCGCCGTCGTCGGGCCGGCGAACGTCGGGACCCGCAAGAACTACGATGCCGCCGGCCTGGACAACACCCGCGGCGCGGGCGCCGCGCAGTGGGGCGACACCCCCGCGGCCGCGCAGCGCGCGCTCGGCGACCAGAGGGCCAAACAGCAGCTCGACGCGCTGCGCGAGTCCGTGGCGAAGAACGACGCATCCATGGCGTCGCTGTCCGCCCAGGAATCCACGCTCGCCCAGCGCACCCGCGATCTCGCATCGGCCGCGGCCACCACCACGCCGCGACAGACTGCCTTGAAGGCGGCCGTCGAGCAGGTCGCGACCGGCTCCGGCGTGGCCGGCTGGCAGGTGTCGCAGCTGTCGCAGCGCATAGGCGCCATCCCGCCGGGAGCCACGGCCGACCAGGTCGCCGCCGCCATCGCCGACGCCGGCGCCAAGGCCGGGCTGTCCGCCGAGCAGATCGACCTGCTCACCCGGTCGGTCAACGCCGTCCCCGCCTCCGCGCAGGTCCCCGCCCTGACGGCCGCCATCGCCGCCACCGGCATCGCAGCCGGGCTCACCGACGACCAGGTGGCGGCCATGTCCACGGCCGTCGCACTCATCCCGCCCGGGGCTGGCGCCGACCAGCTCCGCGCGGCCATCGCCACCGCCGGTGCGGCCGCCGGGCTGTCCCAGGAGCAGATCGACGCGCTCACCGCCTCGGCGCTGGCCGTCCCCGGATCGGCGCAGGTTCCCGCGCTGGCCGCCGCCATCTCGTCGGCCGGCGCCGCCGCGGGGCTGTCCGAGCAGCAGATCGGCCTCATGACCGTGGCCGCGTCCACCATCCCCCCGGGCGCGACCGCCGACCAGCTGCGCGGCGCGATCCAGTCCGCGGGGCAGGCCGCCGGGCTGTCCCAGGAGCAGATCGACGTGCTGACCATGTCGGCGTGGAACGTGCCGGGCTCGGCGAACATCCCCTCGCTGCAGGCCAACCTCGTCGGCGCGTCGCTGACCGCGGGGCTGACGACCGGGCAGATGGACACCCTCGCCGCGGCCGTCGCCGGGATCCCCGCCGGCGCCTCCGTGCAGGAGGCCGGCATGCGCATCTACGAGGCCGGCATCAGGGCCGGTGTCTCGTCCGGCGACATGGACATCCTCACCGGCAAGATCCTGAACATCCCCGGCTGGCACCACACGTCGATCACCTCCACCGCGGGGCAGGCGCAGCTCGACGCGATCAGCCTGCAGGGCACCATCAACGCGCTGACCGGCACGACCGTGAACGTCAAGCTCAACATCGGCGCGACCGGCGTGTCGGGCTCGGCGTCGCTGTCCGGAGGCGGGGTCGTGGGCGCCGGCTCGGCGGCCATCGGCTCCTTCGTCGGCGGGCAGGTGCAGGCCGCCGCCGACGCCGAGGGCCAGTCCTACCTGGAGTCGCTGAAATCGAACGTCACCGCCCTGGCGCAGGTCACCGGCACCATCGGCGGCTCGGCCGAGGCGCTGGCCGCGGCGATGGAGGGCTCGATGGGGGCCACCACCCTCAACGGGCACGTCACGTCCAACATGTGCCTGGCCAACGTGTCCGACCTGGCCTCGATGGTCGGCTACCCTGTCACCCGCCACCCGTACGCCTACCACCAGGCGCAGGCCGTCATGGCCGCCGGGCGCATGAATGCCGGGCTGCCCCCGCGCGGCGGGCTGGCCTGGTGGTCCTCGCTGGGCGACGGCTACGGCCACGTCGCCGTGGGCCTCGGCGGCGGGTACGTCGGCAACACCTGGGGCAGCCCGTGGATCACCCGGGACTACGTGCCCAACATGTCGCCCAGCGCCTACCTGGGCTGGTCGGACCCCTCGGCGCTGGCGCTGGCCACCGGCGGCTACGTCGCCGCCCGGGTGTCCGCAGGCGAGGCCTACATCCCGCCGGCGAAGGTCAAGGGCAACCTGGCGCTGCTCCACGCCGTCAACTCCGGGGCGATCAAGGGCGGCGCCCGCCGGTTCCACGAGGGCCTGTCGGTGTTCTCCGGGCCGGGCACCGGCACGTCGGACTCCATCGGGGCGCTGCTGCCCCGCGGGGCGTACGTCGTCAACGCGAAGGCGTCGCGGGAATCGGCCGGCATCCTGTCGTCGATCCTGCGCGGCTCGGGCGGCTACGCGGGCGGCGGGCACGTCGGCGGCGCCGCGACGACGGTCGCCGTGGCCGGGGCGACGGCCGTTGAGGTCCACATCGACGGGCGCGCCCTGCACGAGTCCCTGCTGCGCTGGCGGCGCACCTCCGGCGGCGCCCCGCTGGGCCTGGGCTGATGGGCTGGCCCGGCCTGCGCGTCCTGCTGGCGCCCACGGCGACCCTGTTCGACGTGCTCGACGGCGCGGACCTGGACTGGATCGACGTGTCGCGCTGGGTGCGCATGGACGACGGCTGGGCGTTCCGGCGCGGCCGCACCGGCGGCGCCTCGGGCTCCCTCGCCGCGGGCACCCTGACCGTGACCATGGACAACCGCACCGGGGACTGGACCCGCGGCGGCGACGGGTTCCGCCGGGTCGTGATCGACGCCGTCGGCTCCGAGGCCGCCGCCGACGCCATGTTCCCGCTGCTGTCCGACGGCGACCCCCCGCTGAAGGGCGTCCCGCTGCGCGTGTGCGCGGTGCTCGACTTCCGCAGCTACGGGCACACCGCCGCCCTGTACCCCCGCTACGCGGACTGGGCGGCGGCCGAGGCGCACTACTCCGACGCGGCCGCCGGCTACCCCGCCGAGACGCCCATCTGGACCGGCGCCGTGTCGGCCGTGGGCACCGAGTGGGCCGACGGGATGCGGCCGGTCGCGAAGATCCAGGCCGCCGACGCGGTGTCGTGGTGCCAGCGGCAGACGCTGCTGGCCCTGCCCGCGCAGTCCGCGCTCGGCGCCGGCGCGCGCTGGCTGTTCACCCTCGACGGCGACGGCGGCGCCGCGCCCGGCCTCGCCGGCGCCCCGGACGCGCCGGCGTGGCCGGACTCCTCCGGCCGCCGCGACGACAACCAGCCGATGGCGCCGCTCGTGCTGCAGCGCTGCGGCGTCCCCGTCGACGACAACACCCTCACCGCCGGCGCGATCCCCGGGCCGGGCGCCGACGGCACCGCCCCGGCGTGGTCCGGCGGCGGCACCGTCGACGGCTGGGCGCTGGACACCCTGGCCCACACCGCCGGCGCGCTGCCCTCCCTCGGCCCCGGCGGAGGCGGCACCGCGACCGGAGGCACCACCCTGCACGCCATGGCGTACCCGGCGGAGACCGGGCTGGGCCGAGCGCGGACCATCGTGTCCGCCGAGGGCGCCTGGCTGCACCGGGCCACCCTGGGCCTGGCCGCCGACGGCGCCCCGCGCCTCATCGTCCACGACCGGATCTACGGCGACACCGCCGTCACCGCCCCCGCCCCGGTCACGTCCGCGGAGTGGCACCACGTCGCCGGGGTCCTCGTCGAGAACCTCACCACCTACGAGACCGACCTGCAGCTGTGGGTCGACGGCGCCCTGGTCGCCGGCGGCAGCCACCCCGGGTCGCTCTACACGATCGGCTCGCGGCGCGTCGTGGTCGGCGCGGACGTCAACATGCGCAACACCTGGGACGGCGCCCTGTGCGACGTCGCCGGGCACGGCGAGGCGCTGTCCCCGACGCTGCTCATGCGCCTGGCCGCCGGGCGCCACGGCTTCACCGGCGACGACGCCGGGCGGCGCACCGCGCGGCTCCTGTGGTCGATAGGGATGCCCCAGGCCGAGCGGGCCGTCGGGGTGTCCACCATGATGCCCCAGCCCACCGCCGGCAAGACCCTCGCCGAGGCGTTCGACGCGTGCGCCGCCGCCGAGCAGTCGATGTGGCTGCCCGACGGCGAGGGCCATCCCCGGCTGCTGCCCCGGTCCTGGGCGTGGGAGGCCAACGCCGCGGCGACGATCCCCGCATCCTCGCTGGACGGCGGGCTGCGCTGGGACCTCGACGACGAGGGCCGGGTCACCGTGGCCACCGTCACCCGCCCCGGCCTGGCCGACGTGACCGTGCGAGCCGACGCCTGGCGCCAGCTGGGCTGCTACGAGCGCACCGAGGCGGTGCTCGTGGACTCCCTGCCGCAGGCCGAGGCCGTGGCGCTGTCCTGGATCGACGGGCACGCCCTGCCCGCGCAGCGCTCCACCGAGATGGCCGTCGACCTCGTGGCGTGCCGGGCCGCGGTCGACGTCGACGCCCTGTGCACCGCCGGGCCGGGCGCGGTCCTGGCCGTGTCCGGGCTGCCCGACGCATCCCCGGCCGGGCTGACCCGCGTCGTCGTCGACGGCGTCGCCGACCACGTGTCCACCGCGGGCTGGCTGCGCACCTTCACCGTGCGCCCCGCCCCGCGGCAGAACCTCTCCACGTTCCGCCTGGCCGTCTCCCTGCTCGGCGGCACCGACACGATCGCACTCTGAGGAGACCCATGGCCTGGACCGCGCCCGCGACGTACGTCGCCGGGCAGACCCTCACCGCCGCGCAGCTCAACACGCAGCTGCGCGACAACCTGCTGTTCGTCGCAACCGCCAAGGCCGTGTCGCTGGAGCGCACCTCGGTGCTCAGCGTCGGGCACAACTCGTGGACGAGCGTCGCCTGGCAGGTCGCCGAGTTCGAGACCGTGGAGGCCTGGTCGGCGTCGACCAACCCCGACCGGATCACCCCGCAGCTGGCCGGCTACTGGCTGGTGACGTTCAAGACGTGGTTCGCCGGCGCCGCGGGCGGGCTGCGCGCCGGGCGCGTCGTGCTCAACGGGACGACGACGCTGCACTCGGACAAGCGGGAGGCGTCCTCGGCGCCGCACACCCTGCCCAGCTACACCCACGGGCTGGTGCACCTCAACGGGACGACCGACTACCTGACCTGCCAGGCCTACCAGGACACGGGCTCGGCGCTGGACCTCACCATCACCCCCGGCGAGGCGACGTCGGTGTCGCTGGCCTGGCTCGGATTCTAGGGAGGGCGCACATGGCCACCATCGCAGCAGCCGCGCGCGGCTGGATCACCGACGACCAGGCTCAGGAGGTACTGGGACTATGACCACCATCGCGGGCACGACGTCGCGCGGCTACCGCTACCCCGGCGACGACAGCGCCACCGACCCGCCCGGGGACCTCAAGAGGCTCGCGCAGGACGTCGACGCCGACGTCGGGACGCTCGACGCCAACGGCGTCCGCACGACCCGCCAGGTCGTCGCCGGCGCCGGCCTGTCCGGCGGCGGCACGCTGGCCGCGGACCGCACCCTGGCCGTGGCCGACGGCGGCGTCGCCACCGCCATGCTCGCCGACGGCGCCGTCACGTCCGCGAAGATCGCCGCCGGCGCGGTGTCCCCGGACAAGTCCGCCGGCGCGTGGAGCTCGAAGACCGCCAGCTACACGATCACCGCCGCCGACGCCGTCATCTCCGCGGACACCACCGGAGGGGCCGTCACGATCACCCTGCCCGCCGCCTCCGCGTCGCCCGGAAAGATGGTGCGCATCGTCAAGGCGGCCGCCGCGTCGGGGCTGCTCACCATCGGGCGCACCGGATCCGACACCATCAGCGGCAAGACCTCCGTGCAGTTCCCCGCCGCGGCCCGCGGCGAGGTCCACGTCGTGTCCGACGGCGCCAGCTGGCAGATCATCTCCGGGCAGGCATCCGACGAGAACGTCGGACGGCGCATCTGGAAGTGGTCGCAGGCCCTGGCAGCGTCGGGTGCGGGTGCCTCCGTGGGATGGCAGATGGTCCACGGCGACACCGGCTGGCGGGAGATTCTGACGTTCGACGCGGCGGGCGCCGTCACGCGCGGCGCGTTCCACGCCAACAACCATTGGGGGCCGCTGGCGGGTTCCTCGGGCTATATCCGCGTCCGCCGCTCCGGCGGGATGCTGCGATTCTCCGTCCGCTACATAGCGGCGACGCTGTCGGCGAACTACGCCGCGACCGCTGTCACCGCCCTGCCGTCCGGCTTCGAGTTCGGGTCTTCCGACGACGGCTGCCCCGTCGTCGCCACACCGGCGGGCGGTGCCGCCGCGAGGAAGGGGGCGCTCGTATCGGGTGCCTTCGCGCCGAGCGTCCTCGCCATCACGCAGCCGGGCGCGGCGGGCGACTACCTCGGGCCGCAGAGTTTCGGAGTCCCGTGCGACACCGCGTGGCCCACATCCCTGCCCGGCATAGCCGTCGGCACCATCCCCGCCTAGGAGGCCCCCATGCCCGAAGGTTTCATCCTCGACGCCGACCCGCTGATCCCCACCGGGGTGCCCGCCGACCCCGTCCAGGTCGGCGCCCTCGTCCTCGACGACGTGCTGCCCCCGGAGAAGATCGAGCAGCTCGAACCCTCCCAGCAGCCCACCCCCGAGCAGCTCGGCGAGGCGTGCGTCGCCTCCGAGATGCCGACCGGCGAGGCGCAGGCCAAGATGGAGGACGCCGGGCTGACCGTCGCCCTGCCAGACGAGGCGCCGGCGCCCTGACATGACCTCCACCGAGCTGCCCTGGACCGTCGCCGCGCGCAAGGTCCGCCCCTACGCCCTCGCCGTGTCGGCCGCTTCCACGGTCGTGGCGTGGGCCATCGTGGTGCACCACGACGACGCCGGCCGCTCGCTCGAGACCGGCCCCGGCGTGCTCGTGGGCTGGGCGGCGCTGGCCGCGGCGCTGCTGCTGTGGGGCGGCTGGTGGGGGCGCTCGGACCGCTGGATGCGCGCCGGGCTGCTCGCATCCGCCGGGGCGTTCGCCGCCCGCGCCGCCTGGATCCTGCTGGGCGAGCCCACCTCGGTCGCGGGCTGGCTGTCCGTCGCCTGGTGCATCGCATCGTCGGGCGCGTGGCTGCTGGAGCGCGGCGCGCGTGACTGACCAGACGTGGGCGGTGCTCATCGGCGCCGCCGTCGTCGTCGGGCTGCGGCTGCTGGACGCCCTGCTGCCCAAGGGCTACCACCTGAAACTCATCGAGCGCTTCATGGCGAAGACGGAGGACGAGGACGATGACGAGACGACCTGACCAGCCCGCCATCCTGGGCCTCATCGGCCTGGCGGGGCTGATCGTGCTGGGCTGGATCGTGCTGTCGGCGCTGGACAAGCCGGTCCCGGCCGAGGCGTGGCTGGCCGTCGGCGCGCTCGGCGGCATCGTCGGCGGCTGGGTCGGCAAGACGGTCGTCACCGAGGTCCGCGGCGCGATCGATTCAGCCCCGCCCGCGACCCCCCCGGATATCGCGGGTGCGGGCGCCCCTACCCCCCCTGCTGCTGCTGGTCCCGCCACGTGGTCGAGGACGACGACCGGGCCTGTCGGGCAGGATTGATGCGCTGCTGGCCGCTGGCCGCGCCCCGCACCGTGTCCTCGGGCTGGGGCTGGCGCTGGGGCGCGCTGCACGACGGCCTGGACTTCGCCTGCCCGGAGGGCACCCCGGTCTACTCCTGCCACGACGGCACGGTGCACACCCGCGCCTGGGACGAGGGCGGCTACGGCTGGTGGGTCGAGGTCGTCGGCGACGACGGCACCACCACCCACTACGGGCACCTGTCCGACAACGAGCAGGTTCCGACCGGCAGCTGGCAGCCCGCCGGCACCCGCATCGGGCTGTCCGGCAACACCGGCGGATCGACCGGCCCGCACCTGCACCTGCGCGTCAAGGACACCGGCCAGGCGCAGGGCTACGACCCGGAGCCGTGGCTGGCCGGCGCCGCCGAGCCCGGCGCCCCGCAGCCCCACCAGCCCGCCACCGACGAGGCGCGCGTCGTGCGCTGGCTGCTCGACAACACCGGCTGGTCCCCCGCCGGCGTCGCCGGGGTCGCCGGGAACATCCAGCAGGAGTCCTCGTTCAACCCGACGATCACCGAGGGCGGCCGACCGTTCGACCAGCTCGACCATTACCGCGCGGGTGCGACCGCTGCGGGCTTCGGCCTGTGCCAGTGGTCGTTTGACGACGAGGAGATCAACGGAGAGACCGTCTACGGGCGGCTGTTCGGGGTGCGCGGCCTGCTCGCCTGGTGCGCCGCCAACGGCCTGGACCACGCCACGATCGACGGCCAGGGGCGCTTCATCCTCCACGAGGTCGCCGACTACTGGCCCGACCTCGGCGACCGGCTCGCCGCCGCCACCGACCCGTGGGCCGCCGCGCAGGACTTCGGGGCCGTGTTCGAGGGCTTCGGCGTCGCCGGCGCGCGCAACGAGTACGCCCAGGCGATCCACCCCCGCATCCTCGCCGGCGAGTTCGGGCCCGTCGGCCCCTCAAACCCGGTCGAGAAGCGCGCAACCGCCATCCCCGCGTCCCGCAAAGCCGTCCCCGCCTACACCTGAGGAGCACCCATGCCGTTCATCTGGTCCGTCCGCGAACCCGCGGGCAACTGGTCGCACTACCTGCACTCCCCTTCGGGGATCGTCCACGTCGTGCACGGCAAGAACGGCGACGGCGACCTCGACGTGGACGACTACGAGGTCAAGCCGATCACCCGCGCAGGGTTCAACAAGGTGCAGCTCACCGCCGCCTACATCCACCGGCTCGGCTGGAGGGACACCGGCGGCGGCGTCCTCGACCACGACGGGACGTACGTCTACGAGCGCCCGTGACCCGCACGCGCACCCCCAGCCGAGGGTCGGGGGCGCCGTGGTGCGCCTAGGACCAGAGCGAAAGGGATTCCCAATCCTCAGGTAGTCCCATCCCGTCATGTATCGATAGCGCCGGATGGTCCGGGAAGTCGATGAGCAGGCCCCGCAGCGCCTGCGGCCACGGACTGTCCGCATCGAGATGCCGGACGAGCGACGCCGTGACGGCCAGCGCCGGATAGACCCTGGACCGGCTCCCCCCTTCGGCCAGGTGCGCCAGCGCGGGCGAAGCCTGGTCAGGATTCCACTTGCGGAATTTGTACGTCGGCGTCCGATTCCAGAACCTGGAGTGGTGCGCACAGACGTTGCGCACGTAGTTCAGGTTCTTCATCCAGGTCCCGAACAGGGTGCCGTTCGACACGCCATGCAGGCCCGCCACCCGGTTGCGATCCTCTCCCCGCATGAGCCTGAGCAGGCGCACCGTCGAACCGAAATCGATGAACTCAGTCGCCATCCAGATGGGCAGCGGCTCCCGGTACTTGTCGAGGTAGTGCGCGACGAAGTCCTCAGCCTCAGCCTTGCCCTGCTGTTCCGCGTAGGACCGCAGCCACTCGCCGAAGCGATCATCCGCGCCACCCGTGGATTCCTTGGCGCACTCGGTCTCGTTCAGGGCCCTGCGATCGACGTGGCCGAACGGGTCCCGCGCTCCGAGGACGTGAGCGAGCGCGGCCTTCAACCCGGTCTCGACCACCTCCAGCGCGTCCAGGACGACCAGCCTCAGCCTGCGGTCGAACTGCCACAACGACCGCACCGCCTCGAACGTCGATCCGTCTACGAAGTCGTTCGACCGGCGGGAGATCGAGCTGGAACTCTCGCCCAGCTCCTCTTCCGAGAATGCCCGCCTGAAGGGGTACATGTAGGCGGACAAGCGATAGTAGCCAACCGAGCGAAGCGTCAGCAGCGCCCGAGCTCGGTCCGAAACGGCCAACCCGCGGCCCTCAAGTAGGGCCAGCTGATCCTCGACGCTCAGATGCGGCTTCCGATAGTCCTCTGGCACCCCGCCACCACTCTCGCGCGCACACATGAAAACCGGCCCTTGATCACCCGCATGCGGGGAACAGAGGGGCCGGTGTTGATGAAACCAGGGTAGCAATGCGCCCTCGTGCGCCGTCAAGGCCATTGACGCGCGCGCCGCCCCGCGCCTCATCCCGTCGCGGCGAGCGGAACCACTCCGCGGCATGGAAGCGCCCCCGACCCCTCAACCGAGGGGCGGGGGCGCTTTCGCGCGTCCGGGTCACGGGCAGTTCAGCGTCGCGGCGATCCGGGCGTCAACCCGTCTCGGTCCACGAGCCGCAGCGCTGCGAGGTGAACTCCTGCCCCTCCTCCGAGGTGACCGTGCGGATGCCGCCCGGGACGTGCGACATTTCCCGCGGTCGGGACATGACCGGCCGCCGGCCGCAATGATGGGCGAGAAGCTCCGGAGAGGTGGGGACCATGACAGATGACGCGACCCTCAGCGATGACAAGGCCGCCGCGGGGAAACCCGCGCGACAGCGCCCCGCCGTCCCGAAGTGGGAGTCCGCGGCCCGCGAGCGGGTGCGAACAGCGATCCGCCGGTTCGCCCGCCCGCTCGCCGACCTCCGAGACCGCGACGCCAACGAGGGCGACACCCGGCTGATCGTCACCGACTTCCTGTGCGACGCGCTCGGCTACGACAAGTACGAGAACCTCACCACCGAGTACCGGGTCAAGGGCGAGTTCGCGGACTACGGCGTCCGCATCGACAAGCAGCTCGAAGCGTTCATCGAGGTCAAGCGCATCAGCACCAAGCTCAACGAGAGGCACCTGCGCCAGGTGCTGTCCTACGCGGTCAACGAGGGCGTCGAGTGGGTGATGCTGACCAACGGGCAGGTGTGGCAGGCGTACCACATCACGGCGGGCCTACCGGTGCAGGTCGACAAGGCCATCGAGGTGGACCTCCTCGGCGACGGCACCGCCAGCGCGAAGGCCGACGACCTGTTCTACCTCACCATCGAGGCTGCGCGGCGCGACCTCATGGACGCCGTGTGGAAGGAGCAGGCAGCGACGTCGCCGGGCAGCCTCGCGCGGGCATGCCTGGACCCGTCCGTGGTCGAGGCGATCCGCCGCCAGGTGCGCCGCAGCACCGGGCACAACGCAGACGGGGCGCGCATCGCCGACGTGTTGCGCGACGAGGTGATACGCCCGGAGCTGCTCCGCTGACCGGGGCGCCCCTCGGGCTGCATCCGCGACCGGTATCGTCGTCGCGGTCCCGCCCGCTCCCTTCACCCCCCGAAGGTCGAGCGGGCGGGACCCCCTTGCCGGGCTGTCAGCCCGCCGGGCGCGACGAAGGGCTTTGTGGGGCCGCCCCGGCCGCGTGGACTAGGGGAGCGGATGCGCGCAAGACTCGCGCTGTGGGTAGGGATGGGAAGCGCCTAGATCGGTGGGAACAGCGAACCGCCGATTTCATGGTCGGCCTCGCTCTCGCCTACCTGGTGTTGTTCGCCGTCTCCGTTCTCTGGCTCTCCATGCCGCCGATGGTTCGGGCGGTAGTCGGTTACGCGCAAGCGGCGATGTGGCTCGTGTTCCTCGCGGACTTCGGGGTACGCATCTGGCTGTCGCCGCGACGCTGGCGGTACGTCGCCAGCCACCCCATCGACCTTGTCACGATTCTGCTGCCCGCCATCCGGGCGCTGCGGGTGCTGCGGGTGTTCGCCGCCCTGCGGGTCATGTTCGAGCGCGGGCGCCGGATCGAGTTCGGGCGGCTGTGGGTGGGCCTGGCGGCGGCGGTCGTCTTTCTCGCGGTCGTCGGCGCGCTGGTCGTCCTCGACGCCGAGCGCGACGCGCCGGATGCCCTCATCACCACCTTCCCGGACGCCATCTGGTGGGCTTTTGTGACCATCACGACGGTGGGGTACGGCGACGAGTACCCCATAACGGCCATGGGGCAGGTGTCGGCCGTATTCCTCATGACAGCCGGCATCGGGCTGCTCGGGACCGTCACAGCCACCCTCGCAGCCTGGTTCGCCGAGCGCATCACCGGGCGCACTGACTCCGAGGTCGCCGAGGTGCTCGATGAACTTCGGGCGCTGAGGGCCGATCTGAACCGACTCCGCGCCGACCTTGACCGCCGCCAGGCGGGCTCGGATGCCGGGGAATGACAGGGGTGCCTCAGCCGACCAGGCGCAGCGTGGGCCGCTCGGCCCAGGCCACGGCGGCCGCCAGCTCCTGGTCCGTGACGCCCAGGTAGCGCTGGGTGGTGGCCAGCGACGCGTGCCCGAGGAGGCGCTGCACGATGACGAGCGAGCCGCACTCCGCGTAGGTGCGCGTCGCGAACTTGTGCCGCAGGCTGTGAGCGGTCCACGGCCTGCCGAGCGCCCGCGTGAGCCGCTTGCCGACGGCGTCGGCCTGCACGTGCCCGCCGTAGGGGCTCGGGAAGGCCCAGCCCCTGCCCGCGAGCCAGGCGGCAACGTCGCTGGTCACCGGGATGGTGCGCTTCTTGCGCCCCTTGCCCTCGATCGTGACACAGCGCCCGACGAGCATGTCGGAGTGCAGCCCGGCCAGCTCGGCGCGGCGCATCCCGGTGGACTCGGCCACGCGCAGGAGCCAGTAGCGGTCCCCGCCCGCCCGTGACAGGGCAGCCTCGAACACGTCGTCGGGGCACGGCTTCGGGCAGGGCTCCGCCTCGGGCGGGGCTTCGAGGTGCCTCGTCGGGTCCTTCGCCCTCTTGGCCTTCGGCTCGCCGGCCCGCCTTTCGCGCGCCCTGCGCCGGCGCTCCCACGGTATCCACCAGGCATAGAACTGGCAGATGCTCGTGATGGCCGAGCGGCGCGTGTTGTCCGCCCAGTGCGGATGCGCCGCGAGCCACAGCTCGACATCGTCGACGTCTAGCTGCCCTGGGTGCCGCCCGGCGAGGAGCCGCCGCGCGTACCGCTGCCGTTGGGCGATCGTCCCCTGGCCGCGCCCCATCGCCCCCAGGTGCGCGCCGAAACCGATGAGAATCGGATCAGTCACGGGCACCACCTTCGCAGGCACTATGCACCGTCCGCCACAGGATCGCGCGCATCCGCCCCGCCGGCCGCGTACCGGATCGCACACTCCGCGTCGCGGCGGAGCAGCTCGACGGCGAAGGCGGGGTCGTTGGACCATCTGTCGAGGATGCGCAGCTGTTCCTCGGCCGCGGCTCTCATGCCGCGCCGGTAGCCGCGGTCCCAGTGGGTGATCCTGCCGTCGTGGTCGCAGCGCGGGCAGCCGGGCCGCAGGCAGGCGCAGGGGGTCGGGGTGCTCATCGGGCGCTCCTCGCGTGCATGCCGACGACGGCGGCGGGTGTCCGGTAATCTGGCGATTGCAGGTCGGAGCGGGCCGCCAGCCGGGCTGTCATGTCGATGACCTGTCCGGGTGTCCCGTAATCGGACGGTTGCTGGTTCGAATCCAGCCGCGGGAGCAAGTCCGTCACGCTGCACCTGAAAACCTTGGCGAGCATGTCCAGCTCGTCGAGCGACCATGCCAGGTCGCCGCGCACGCGCTTGGCCACCTGCGGCTGGCTCAACCCGATGGCGCGCGACAAGTCCGCGCCGCTCATCATCCGGCGGGCCATCATCACTCGTACTTCCTCGGCAACGTACTGCGAGGTTCTCGTCTGCGTCGGCGCTGCTCTCACCGTTCCAATCTATAGCCTCTGCCTATAGATTGCCAGTAGTGCGCTCACAAATGGTTCTTTCGGGCTATTCCCACCTATAGGCCATGGCACTAGTTTCCTCTGTATGGCACTCGATCTGAGCAGCAAAGATAGCGTCTCCGCCGAAATCCGCGCCGAACTCGGCAGGCAGCGGAAGCCGCAGGCATTCCTCGCCGAAGTGCTGGACCTGAGTCAGGTTCAGGTCTCGGCTCGACTGCGGGGCGAAGTCGAATGGCGAGTCTCTGAGGTCGGGGCGGTTGCACAAGCCCTGGGCGTTCCCGTCTCGCAACTGATTCGGGACGCCGCGTGAGCGCGCGCACCGACCCCCTGCTGCGCGTCGTGCCCGAGCGCACCGAGGAGCTCAGCGCGGACGAGTGGGACGCCGCCATGAAGTCCCTGGTCGCCGACGAGCAGGTCATCGAGGCCGGGCTGGCGACGTTCATCGAGGTCGGTGACGCGCTGGGCCGCATCCGCGACGCCCGCACCTACCTGATCGACGGGTGGGCGACGTTCGAGGGTTACTGCCAGCAGCGGTGGGGGCTCTCCCTGCGGCGCGCTAACCAGTTGATCAACGCATCTGACGCAGCAGTTGCGGTGGGAAAAATTTTTCCTACTGCTGTCACAACGGAGTCGCACGCCGCAGCCCTAGCGCCCATCGTCCGCGACCAGGGCCCCGAGCGCGCCGCCGCAGTCCTCCAGCAGGTCGCATCCGAGGGCAAGATCACCGCGAAGGCCATCCGCGAGGCGGCCGCCCCGGAGCCCAGCGAGGCGCCCGAGGTCATCACGGTGGGCGCCGGGACCGGCGAGATCATCGGCACCGCCCCCACCGTCGAGGAGTACGTCTCAACCGATGCCGACTACCGCGCCGAGGACGTGGTGCGGGAGCGCGACGAGTACCGCGCCGATGCCGAGCTGCGCAGCACCGCACTCGTGCATCTCGTCGACGGGCTGGAGTCCGGGTTCGGCATCGCGGTCGACGACGTCCACGACGCGCCCTCGATCCTGGCTGCGCTGGCCGAGATCCGCGACGAGGCGCAGGATCGTATCGAGGCAGCGCGCCGCGACGCGCGCGAGGCCGCGACGCGCGCCGACGTCGCGGGCCGGGACCGGGGCGATGTGTACGGGCTGGGCCGGGAGGCGGGCCGGGAGGCGGGCCGCGCGGAGGTGCTGGCCCTGGTCGACGCCGCCCAGTCCCGCGCCATCGACGGCCACGGACTCAGCCGCCGCGGCATGGCCCACCTGTGCGGCGCGCTCGACGCGATCGCCGACCGTCACGAGGGCGACGCCTGATGGCCGGGCAGGTGCTGGGCGCCGTCGCCGTATTCGCCTCGGTCATGGGCCTGCTGGCCGCGGCGGAGGTGCGCTGGCCCATCAACTGCGCCCACTGCGGCGTGCTGGTGACGGACCCCGGTGCGGCGGTGCGGCGGCACGGTCGGCTGCGCCGCCACCTGTACTGCGATGCGCGGTGCGCCGCCGCGAGAGACGGGGCCGTGCTGTGACCGGCGCCGACCACCTGTGCGAGGAGAACGCCCGGCTGGAGGCGGACAACGCCCGCATCGACGACCGGAACGCCCGCCTGCTCATCGAGCGGGCGCAGCTGGAGATGTTCGCCCGCCAGCTGCAGGCCGACTACGAGCAGGCCGACGCCGATGTGCGCGACTGCCAGCAGCAGCTCGCAGACCGGGATGCGGCCATCGACGTGCTGAGGACCGAGAATGCCGCGCTGCGGCAGCGGGTCGATGCGCTGGCCGCGCAGCGGTGGGCCGAGGCGCGCACGGGCGGTGCGGCGTGAGGCTCAACGGGCTGCACCTCATCATCGCGCTCATCGGCATCGCCACCGCGCTGGTGGCCTACGCCGAGTGGCGCCACGCGCGGGCGCACTCCGACACGTGGGAGGCGCCGCGCTGCGACGCCGGCGGCTGCGGGCGCCTGCTCCCCGGCGACGGGTCCGCCTACACGGTGTGGCGCGCCACCTCCGCCCCCGACCGGTACTGCTCCATGAAATGCGCGATGGGGCGTGCGGCGTGATGACGATGCGGTGCCACGTCTGCGGGGAGACGACTGTCGCGCCGGCGCGCCCGCAGTGGGTGGGGTTCACGGTTGCCGCGGAGCGTGCACGGCTGCTGCACGACTGCGTCGGGGAGGTCGAGGCGTGACCTGCTACCACGAGTGGCGGCTGCACCCGTGCGGCACGACGTTCTGCCGGCTGTGCCGGGAGACGGTGCCGTTCCTGCGCCAGTCGTGCCCCGCGCACGGGCTGGACGTGGACCGGTGGTGCGTGACGTGCCGCACGTTCGCCGAGTTCTGGGAGTCGCGGCTGCCGCGCCTGGCCGCGCACCGGCTCGACGCCAGGGTCGCCGATGTGGTCGACCTGTTCGAGGTGCGCTGATGGGTGCCCTGTCCAGGAGGAAGGGCACCGACGGCGAGCGCGCCGTCGTCCGCCTGGCGACCTCCCTGGGGGTTCCCGCGCGGCGGGTGATCCGCACCGCCGACCAGACGCACCCCGACGAGGGGGATGTGTGGCTGTGGGACGGCAGGGTCGTGGTGCAGGTGAAGGCGGGCAGGCAGGCGCAGGACGCCTCCTACACGCAGATCGGGGTGTGGTTCACGGAGGCGCAGGCCCAGTCGCACCGGGTGGACGGGGCGGATATGGCGCTGTTGGTGACGCAGCGCCGCGGGCAGGGCGTCCGCAATGCGGGGCTGTGGTGCGCGCACCTCATGCTGGACGATCTCGCGTCGTGGCGGGGCGGAGCGGAGTACCACCGGGACGTGGTGACGTTCCGCCTGGGCGGGCTGCTGCGGCTATTGCAGGAGTCGGCGTGACCTCCCCTAACCGGTTCGTGGACGCGACCGGAACCCGGCATCTGCTGCACGCGCTGATCGACGCGGGCTGGCCGATGGCCCGGCTGGATCGCGCGATCGGCCTGGCGCCGTGCACGGTGCGCCGCATCTGCTCCGGCCAGCCGCGCGTCACCGTGCACACGGCCGACGCCGTGGCCATGTTCGCCGAGACTGCCGAGCCTGCCGAGACTGCGCCGCCGTGCCCGCTGTGCGAGGACGCCGAATGGCTCGCGTCGCAGGGTGTGGGCTTCGCGGAGGCGGCGCCGCGCATCCTGCCGGGCTGCACGACGGCCAGGGCTGCGCGTGCGGAGCTGCGCCGCCACCTCCGCAGCCACCGGCAGACCGACCTCGCCCGCTGGGCCGCAACCTCCAGGAGGACCGCATGAAGGCCCCGTTCCCCTACTTCGGCGGGAAGCGCCGTGCCGCCGGGCTGGTGTGGGACCTGCTGGGCGATCCGGGCGGCTATGTGGAGCCGTTCGCCGGGTCGGCGGCCGTGCTGCTCGCGCGCCCGGCGCATGAGGGGCGCCGGGTGGAGACGATCAACGACGCCGACGGCTGGCTGGTGAACGCGTGGCGCGCCATCCGACTCGCCCCGGATGCGGTGGCCGCCCACGCCTGGGGGCCGGTGACGGAGATCGACTACCACGCACGGCTGGCGTGGCTGCACGAGCGGCGCGATGACCGGCTGGTGGCGTGGCTGGAGGGCGACCCCGAGAACCATGATGCGAAGGCCGCCGGGTGGTGGCTGTACGTGCTGGCGTGCGGCATCGGCGACCCGTTCGGAGGTGGGCCGTGGAGAGTCATCGACGGCCACCTCACCGACACCCGCGAACTGCCCCACCTCGGGGACGCGGGGCAGGGCGTGAACCGCGAACTGCCCCACCTCGGGGACGCGGGGCAGGAGTCGCTGGCCGCCTACCTGCGCAGCCTCACCCACCGCATCCAACGCGTCCGCATCACCTGCGGCGACTGGCGCAGAGTCGTACAACCCTCTGTCACCCGCGCCACCGCCGGAAACAGCATCCGCGCCGTGTTCCTCGACCCGCCCTACGCAACATCCGGCGACTTGTACGCCCACGGAGACGCCGACGGCACCCTGCCCGCCGCCGCACGCGAATGGGCCGCAGAAGCCGCCACGGACGACCCCGATCTGCGCATCGTCCTCTGCGGCTACGACGGCGAGCACGACGACCTCCTCGACCGGGGCTGGACCGTCCGCCAGGGCAAGTCCACCACGGGCGCCGGGTACTCCAAGCTCGGCGCCGCATCAGGTCAGCGCGAACGCCTCTGGGCCTCACCGTCCTGCAACACCGACCAGGGGGTGCTGTTCGCATGAGACACGGATTCGACCGGCAGGTCGACAAGTCCATCTTCGGCTACCCCGTCTGGCTATGCCTGTGCGGCGCCCGACACCCCGACCGCGACGCGCTCGACGCACACCTCCAGGAGAACCGCATGAGAATGTTCACGCCGCTCGGCGTCACCGCCGAGCACATCGCCGCCCTCATCGACGCCGATGCAGCCAACCGGCCCCGCTCCCGGCAGCAGGCCATCGGCCCGTCCGGCATCGGCGACCCCTGCCCCCGCCGCATCGGCTACACCCTCACCGCCACACCCGCCGCCGTGCGAGGCGGCGACCAGCTCCCCGCCTGGATCGGCACCGAAGCCCACACGGGCATGGAGCGCATCACCACCGGCCACCCCGACTGGGAGTCGGAGCACAAGGTGACGATCCCCGACCCCGAGCTCGGCGACATCCACGGCACCGCCGACGCCTACCACAAACCATCGGCGACGATCGTCGACTGGAAGTTCGTCGGCGCCGCAGCCATGAAGATATACACCCGCCACGGCCCAGGGCAGCAGTACCGGACCCAGGCCCACCTGTACGGCCTCGGCATGTCGCTGCAGGGCTACACCGTCGACCACGTCGCAATCGTGTTCATCCCCAGAGCCGGGCTGTCCTCCGGCATCCACGTCTGGTCGGAGCCCTACTCCGACACCGTCGCCGGGCAGGCCCTCGACCGGCTCGCCGCCATCCGAACCATCACCGCCGTCGAAGGCCCCGCAGGGCTACCCGCATCCCCCGACGCCAAATGCGACTGGTGCCCCTGGCACACCCCCGGAGCCGTCGACCTGGCGGCCAGCTGCCCCGGCCACACCTAGAACCCCCGACCGTCGCCGGGACCGTGACGGAACCCTTCACCACACCACCCGCAGAAAGGTCGTCCTGTGACCACGTTCACCGCCCCCGCATCATCGTCCGGTTTCACCCCCGCCGACCACCACACCCACCTCCTCGTCATCGAAGCCGAGTCCTACGAAACCGGCATCGTCACCAGCCTCGGCGAGAAGGACGCGGTCAAGGCGACCATCCACGACATCGACCTCGGCGAGACGTCCGAAGACGCACTCGTCTTCCCGAAGGTCCTCATCGGCGCGCTGCGCTCCCGCATCGGGCAGACCGTCCTCGCCCGCCTCGGGCAGGGCATCGCAAAGCCCGGCCAATCCGCCCCATGGGTGCTGGAGGACGCCACCGGCGACCCGGCGGCCGTAGCGAAGGCCACCGCCTACCTCGATGCGCGGAAAGCCGGCCAGTACGCGCCGCCCGCGGTGGAAACACCGGCCCCGGCGCCTGCGCCGGTGTCCGACGAGTTGGCCGCCGCCCGCGCCCTCCTCGCCGAGAACGGCCTCGCCTAGCACCACAGGAAGCCCGGCCAGCAGACACCCCGGTGCGAGTCCGGGGCGGGCACCGACCACAGCAGACGCACGCACGAGGGAGAAGTCACATGCACACCATGACGGCCAGGTGGGACGAGCGTCGAGGCATGTACTCCGTCCGCTCACCCTACGAAGCGCGACACACCATCAAGGAGATCAACTGGACCGAACGCGAATGGGATCCGGCCCAGAGAGCCTGGTGGATAGCCGAGACGGCTATCGACGAGCTGGTGATGCTCGTGGAATCAGCCGGGCACAAGATCGTCGTCGCGCGCCGCGGAGGGTCCCCGAAGCCTGACCGCGACCCGGCCGCATGGGTGGGAGAGGCGTTCGAATCCTGCCCGCCGGACAACCGGGCACGCCTCAGGCGGGCGCTGGCCTCCTGCTTCCACCCGGATATCGGCGGCGCGACCGATGCGGCATCGGCGATCAACCAGCACGCCGACAGGTACACCGGATGACCGCGACCGCGCACAACGGGTACGACCCGGTACAGGCCACCCTCGACGCCATCACGGCCACCAACCGGCGCACCCAACGCGCAGGCGCCGGCTGGACCGCGCAATGCCCCGCCCACGACGACCGCAACCCCTCACTCTCCGTCGCCGCGGGCGACGACGGGCGCGCACTCCTGCACTGCCACGCAGGATGCTCCCCCCGCGACATCCTCGACGCGCTCGGCCTCGACCCGCAGCAGCTGTTCACCGACTACGACCCCCAGCGCGAACCATCCCAAGGCATCACCCACATATCCGCGTGGCGCCGCAAACCCGACCCGGTCGCGAAACCGCCGAAACCGACCAGGCGCATCAAGACCGACCACTGGGACTACCACGACGCCGGCGGGACGCTCGTCGCCCGCGTCGTGCGCTACGACCTCGTAGACAAGGACACCGGCGAGATCGTCGGGAAGACGTTCACCCAGCACGCCGCAGAACCCGACGGCACCCTCCTGCCCAACCTCGCCGGGCGCGACATCCCCATCTACGGGCTGCCACTCGTGCGCGCCGCGATCCTCTGCGGGAAACCCGTCTACATCTGCGAGGGCGAACGCGACGCCGACACCGCCCGCAGCCTCGGCCACACAGCCACGACCTGCCCCCAGGGCGCCGGGTCGTGGCGCCCCCACCACACCGCGCAACTCGAAGGCGCCGCCCGCGCCATCGTCGTGTCCGACAACGACGAACCCGGCCGCGCCCACGCCCGCCACGTCGCAGCCGAGCTCCGCGCCGCAGGCATCGACACCATCATCTGCGCGCCCGACGACGGGCACAAAGACCTCACCGACCACATCGCCGCCGGCGGCGACATGGGCCTCCTCGTCATCGACGAGACCGAACCCCCTCCACCCGGCGAGCACGACTCCGTCCTGGAACGGTTCCCCGCCATCGACTGGGCGCAGCTGTGGGACGACGACACCGAAGAGGAATGGATCATCGAACCCATCCTCCCCGCGCGCCGCCTCATCGCCTTGTACTCCGCGCCCAAGGTCGGCAAATCGCTGCTCATGCTGGAGATCGCCGCAGCCGTCTCCCAGGGCCGCGAAGTCCTCGGCTACACCCCCGCACGCCCCCACAGGGTGCTGTACGTCGACTTCGAGAACGATCCCCGCACCGACACCCGCGACCGCCTCAAATCCATGGGACACACCCCCGGCGGCCTCGGCAACCTCGTCATGCTGTCGTTCCCATCCCTGGCCGCGCTCGACACCCAGGCCGGCGCCGACGAGCTCCTCGCCTGCATCGGCGCCTACGGGTGCGACGTCGCAGTCATCGACACCGTGTCCCGGTCCATCCGCGGCGAGGAGAACGAGAACGACACCTGGCTCAACTTCTACCGCGCCACCGGCCTCGCACTCAAACAAGCCGGCGTCGCGCTCGTCCGGCTCGACCACACGGGCAAGGACGAGACGAAGGGGCAGCGCGGAGGCTCCGCGAAATCCGGCGACGTCGACGCCGTATGGCGCATGTCGAAGGTGTCCGAGACGACGTTCCGGCTGGACTGCGAGGCCGCGCGCCTGCCCATCGCGGAGAAGACCATCGTCATCCACCGGGAGACGTCGCCGCAGCTGCACCACCGCGTCGACGCCAACGGGCGGATCGCCGCATGGAACGCGAAGGTCGACGAGCTGGTGGCCCTCCTCGACGCCGACGGGGTACCCGACGACGCCGGGCAGACGCGCGTCCGGGCGTGGAAGGCCGAGCGCGGGCACAAGGCCGCGAACGACGTCATCGCCGCCGCCGTGAAGGCGCGCAAGGACCGCATACCGGCCTGGGAGAGGGGCGCCGGATGAGCCGCGACACGCCGACGAAAACCACCCCGCGGCACCCGCGGGGTGGTCGCCCCGCGGCACCCCGGAAAACACCGCCCCGCAAACAGTCGCGGGGTGGTCGCGGGGTGGTCGGGGTGGACATGCAAAACCCCAGGTCAGACACGCATAGACCACCCCGCGGGGTGGTCCGGGGCGAAAGCGGTCCAAGGGCGCACCGGGAGGCACCCCGCCCCGTTCCCCGTTCTATAGAACGGGGCGGTCTGCCGACGCCGCGGGGCGGGCACCCGGCATGAGCAGATTCCAACCGGTCGACGACCCGCTCCCAGGACTCGAAACCGGCACCCGCTGCCGCCGCTGCAACCGCCCCGTCCAACGCGTCTGGACCCGCGAACCCCTCGCCCAGGCCCACCTCGTCGACGACGGCCGGGCCACCCGCCGCGAAGCCCTCACCGCCATCGCCCACAGCCGCGGCGGCGCCCTCCTCGCATCCACCGACAAACGCGCCCGCGGACAAGGCACCACCACCACCTACATCCGACCCACCCCCGACCAATACCGGCTCGACACCGCCAACGGCTACACCTGGCGCCGCATCCACCACTGCGACAACCCGCCCCTCACCGACCCCCACCCCGGCACGGCACCCGACCCCGGCCGCTGGCCCGACCAGCCCCCCTTCTGAAGGAGACACGACCATGACCGACCTCGAAGCCGAAGTCCACCGCTGGCACCAGCACCGAGCCTGCGACTGCGAGTGGGACCCCCACCACGGCCGCGTCCTGCTCGACGTGTGCCGCCTCTGCGAGCTGGCCGGCATCGCCCCCGGCCCGTTCGACCTGGACCCCGACGACGACCCGCCGGCCGGGACCGACCGGCAGCCCCGCTGCGGCAGGACCATCGGCCACCTGTGCACCACCTCATCCACCGACGGCGGCAACAACTGCCAGACCCTGATCTGCAACCGGCCCGCCGGCCACGAAGGAGCCTGCTGATGACCGGCATGAGCATCGAGGACACGACCCCGGAGCCGAAGAACCTGGGCGCCGTGGTGCGAGACCGCGAGGGACGCCTGTACCGCCGCGTGGAAGCCGGCATCTGGCAGTGGCTGAACGCCCCCGCCGATATAGGCGAAGGCGAATACGCAGACCTCGAATGGTCGGGATGGGGAGAACTGCGCCAGCGTGACGCGGTTCTGCTCCCCGACATAGGTGCCGAGCCTGCCTACCGCGACCGCCGATTCGACAACCTGCACGAGCACGCGATCCGCGTCCTCCACGAATACCAGCAAGACGGCGACGACCCCGGCGCCATCGCCGCCGCAGCCCGCATCGTCGGCTACGCCGAAGCCATCGAAGGAGACACCGAATGAGCGACGAG